TCCATGAAGAAGGAGCTCATGAATCGTGTAAGGCTCTCTAGGATTAAATCCCAGAAAGGTTTACATACTCTTATTTCTGCGTTGCAGAGGGAGTATACCAAACCTTACCACGAGCTACTCTCAGGAAGTTCTTATTACTTTTCTGATCAGAAACCTGATAGAAGAGTAAGAAACTTGCCTTATGGTTCGTTTGTCCATTCTTGGATAACATCCATGAGGACGCCATCCATATTAAGTTACGATCTACCAAATTTGGTTGATACGAACTTAATGATGATGGACCTTGGAGGTTGGATAGGTGATCAACACATGGGTCGCATCTGTGTTCTTCAAGAACAGGGGTGCAAGGCTCGTGTGGTGAATCAACCTTCCGCACGTGTGCAGTATGGTTTTTACCCTCTCCACTCTATTCTTTCACGGCTCAATAGGGAATTATTCCCTAGAGAGTCATGTGTGGAAGATCAAGTGAAGGGTATATACACTGTATTGGATCACCTGGAAAGTGGAAATGACGTCTACTCTGTAGACCTATCATCTGCCACTGACAGATTTCCAAGACGTGTATCAAACCAACTGCTTTTGTCCCTCGGACTAACCAAGTATGCTCAAGCTATGGAGCAGTATTGTCAAGAAGAGTTTCCACTCTACTATGACAATAAGCTTTCTGCTCAATGCTTGAAGTACTCAGTTGGTCAACCAATGGGCCTATACGGATCGTTTCCATTGTTTCACATGTCCAACTTGCTAGTAGCCTCCATCGCTTGGAAAAGGATGGAGCAGGTTCATAAGAACTCACTAGTAAGCTTCCACGATGGGACCTGCTTCCGTGTACTGGGTGACGATATAGTCATCTCAGATAAACGGATAGCTCATGCCTATTGTGAGATCATGAGAACCTTGGGATGCGAAATTTCTGTTAACAAATCCTTTTCAGGAAAAGTTGCAGAGTTCGCTGGATTCGTTGCTGTGCCTGCATCTAGAGGTAGATACACGGCATTCAGACCTTATAAGGTTCCTGAAGGTGCCCGAATTACTAATCCATTGGAATTTCTCCATGGACTTGGTATTAAGGCATCCTCAGTATCACCTTATTGGGAACGAATGTTCCAGGCTTACTCCAGGACGCTTGGGCAAAGGGATCTTTCCCTTAGCCCCCTCATACCAAATGAGGAACGTCCAATTGGTTACTCAAAAGCTAGTAGCCAATGGATGAATGCCTTGGCCCAACGTGTGTTAGACCTTGAAGACATTGGTAACCAAAATCAGGATGATCGTCCTGATCATTGGACTATGTTCCAAGAACATAGTGATGGTGAGTCCACATTAGGATTTGTTCCCAGTACGTACATCCCCTTGGATGAAGCATCCAAGAGAAGGAGACGTAACCGTAACATATCCATTAGTCAAGATCCTCTAATTAAAGAGGCCTTGCTAAAGGGTTGCGGAGACCGTCCTCCTGATCACGGTCGCTAACCATTATGGACATTGCCTTCCAATTGTAGGTTTTCAACTGGAAGACCTCGGTAATACCTCAAGCCCATTAGGACTATTGGGATCACCCGTGAAAGGCCGAAAGGCC